CAAGCATACCCATCAACACAGTCATTAAACTGCCCATATCAAACTCAGGTAAAGGTGGGATAGTAGCTCCTGAAAGACCTACCCCAAATAAAATTAAAGGAGTTAAAATAAAATGATATAATAAAGCAACACCACACGTCCATCCTACAAAAGGTCGCCAACCACCCTTAAACAAACTACCTGATGCAGCTTCTGCTTTATTAACTTCAATTTGTGCGAGTTGTTGTTCATGAGATAATTTGTCAGCCATAGTTGCTAACTCATGAGCTAATGCAGCTTTTTGGTCTTTATCTTCTATAACTTTATCTAATATCCCAGTAACAGGACCTATAAGATTATTTAGCAGACTCATCTACATTCTCCTTTGGTGATGCAGCTATAGTGAAATTAACACTGAAAGATCTTCTTTCGCCAGAAGTTTTAAAAGGATAAACACAATGGTGTAAATGTGCAGGGAAAACAATAAAGTGACCAACTTTTGGTTTCATCAAAAAATTAGAACCTGTATGATTCGCAGCATGACCGTAAACAAATTGTATGTGTCCATGAGCAGGATGGTGGTCTTTATAATCTTCTTCCCATTCTTCTTCTATTCCCTCAGGTAATTTTAAATACCCAACGCAAGAAAGCATTGATCCTAAATGCACATGAATAGGATTATATTCATGCTCATACTGACGAACAAACCAACTACTCGCTATATCTAATCTATAATCAAGTGTATCAGGTGTTATGTTACGACTACCCATAGAAGTATATAACTCTGCATGACTTTGGTAACGCATCAAAAAATTACCCATTTCCTCAGACCATGCTTGGTTTAAATCGTCATTCCACTTTAATTCTTCTTTTACTTTACCCACAAGATTACCAGACCAATCTTCCATTTCTTGGTCTATAGCATTATTGCATTTATCAATAAAAGCCTCTGACATTTTTTTATATCCCAGTATAGGACTAAAAGGTGTCAATATTTCTTCGTCATTTTTTGGTTCATATATATTCGCCATAACTATTCCTCCATTTGTATGGACGCTTTTTTATTATCTGCTTTTGCAGAGTAAGCATTAAATCCCATAAACGCAGCTACAACACCTGAAGCTGCAATCACATATACACTTGCAATATCAGTTATTAAAGTGGCTGCTTTATCAAAACCTAAAACACTAGCTAATAAAATTATAAACGGATAAATCAACATTCCTGCTAATGCAAAACCTGTAAATCTACGCTCAGCATTACGTTTTAAATCACGATCAACCATCTCTAACCTACGGTCTTCCAAGGCTAGTTTATTCCATTCAGCTTTATCGATAACTCCGTTACCGTTAGTATCTGCTTTTTTAAATTCTGTCATACATCACCTAATAATTTTCTAATACTTCTCTTGCTTGTCTACCAATTTCAGTATCCTCTACTACAAAAACATTTTCTTTAATTCTTTCTACTACCTTTTCTGGTGTAGTTGTCATCCAAGCACTGTATCTTTCAGGGTTTAAGATTTTTCATCTATTGATCTCGTAGTAACTTGTTTTAAAAAATTATCTAAAACATCAGGATGTAAGAATGAATCATCGTCTACAAGGTCATCTGCAATACGCCCTAGTTCTATATCGCTCATATTTCCAAACATTTCTTTTACCGCTTGTTTTTCTGACGAATCAAGCACTTTGTTAAAAATATTTCCTTGTTTATCTACTATAATTTTACCATCAGCATCGTGCTTTTTAAATGTGTCATCCATTTCCATTCGCATTTGCGACAATAAAAAGTCTGCATCTTCTTCTAGTGCTTGGGCTTGTCTACCTAAACCTTTATTTGTTACGTCAACACTTTCTCTTAGTTTATCGTCATATTTTTGCATTATAGATAATACTTCTTTAACCCCTCCAGTTATTGCAGGAGAAGCTTTAACCGCTTTAGCTGTTGTAGCTGTAGGCATTATTTCTTCTATTCCTCTAACAGCAGGAACTACCGATAAAATTCCTGCCGTTCCTGCTTTTTTCATAAAATCTCTTTTACTCGGATCGGCAATTTTTACAGTTTGTTCTGCAACCTCATCAGAAGCTCCTAAAGGATAAAACAAATCTTGCATATATCTTAATCCCGCTTTCATAGGCTCTTTAGCTCCATAAGCAATACGCCCTGCAATAGGACCTGCACTTAATAAAGCAGTATCTAATAATGCTCCTAATCCTGCTTGGTAATCTTTACCTCCTGAGTCAAAAAATTGTCCTGATTTACCCGTCATTTCCCTCGCCATTGTAATAGGATTCATCGCAACAGCCAAATCACCTGCCTGTTTAGCTGCTAGACTATATGGTCTTAATTCAGGTGGAATATAAGGTGTGACTGTTTCACGCAATGCTTGTGGTATCCCTCTTAATTCAGGAGGGATATAAGACTTAATCCTATTTGCAACAGTTTGTTCGTCCATTATTACGTCAAATAAGCTTTACCAAATCCCTTTTTAGCAGCTCTCACTCCTTGGGGGCGCATCTTTTTATTAGGCTTACTTTCAATTATACCGCCATGACTTTTCTCAACCAACTTAGGCATAGGGATACCAAATATCTTTTCGTATTGGCTCGGGAACTCTCTTGCAATATCAGAGGCTGCTTCTTCATTACCCTCTTCAGCTAACTGTATAAGCTGCTTTAATCGTTTATCCATTTATTTAACTCCTCTGAATTTTACCCCTGCGAACGCAGCACCGCCACCACGACTAATCCTATCAGTATCGGAGGAAGGATAGGCGTTCCCCATAAAGTAAGGTTGTCCACCATGCGACAACTTCTGACGATTATTTTTCTTAGTTTCTCTACCCATGCTAGGAACACCAAAAATAATTGCGATATCAATAGATTTTCCTTTTTTACCTTTAGTTTTCTTTTTAGACATTTTATCCCCTCGTTTGATTTTGTTTCTGCAGAGCAATACGAGCTCTCATCTGGGCTATATCCTCAGTACTCTCTATACGGTCACGCCCTAACTGAAAGTTTTGTTGAGCTCGTTGTTGGTCAAGGGCTAATTTTTGCTGATCATTTTGTTGGTCAGCTACCATCTCTTGTTGACGTAACTGCAACTCTTGCTCTTTTATGCGTACGAGTGGGTCTTGTTCTTGTGCAGGTGGTTGTGATTTTTGATACTCTGCAACTAATTGTGCTTGTAACTGAGCAACCATTTGTTCTTGTTGAGCAGGGTCTGCTTGTTGCCCTGCTTGCTGCATCTGTTGCTGAGCCATAACCGTGGCTTTCATACCAAGATGTTCGTAAATATGTTTCTCTAATGTCATTAATAAAGGCGGCTGCATCTGTGCAATTTTACTATTCATATACGCAGAATGCACCGCGATATGTGCATCATGGTCTTGTTGCGGAAATGCTTGCATTTTACCCTGTCCTGCTGCTGCCTTACTTGCCTCTTGGTTTTCAGTAGAAGGATCCATAGGTTGTGCTTCTGGCTCTGGGTTTAATATTTGCTCAATATTACTTACACCCAATGCCTCATACACACGCTTATAAGATTCATACAAATTATGCAAATCAGGTGCTGCCTGAGCTAATTTTAATTGTTCTTGTGCTAAAACAACTCTTTGCGACATACTAAAAATATTTGGGTCACTTACTGGTAAAATATCTACACGATTATCAAAATCTTGCATTTTTATCATACCATCTACACCAACATTATATGGATAAGGTGTAGGATCTTCTGCAAACAACCGCGCAAGCATCCTTAACTCTGATTTCATAGATGAATGCAGCCGTTTATGCACAGCACTCACAATCCGTGAGCCACGTTCCAATAATGCGATAGTAGTACCGACAGGCATTTCTTGATTACCCTGCCCCATGCCCATATCGGTTGTCCCGATAAACCGTTGCGCTGCCTCTACTACAAAACCCATTAATTGAAATAACGTTCCAGAAGGTTCTTTATAAGGTAATGGCATTAAAGAAGCCTTTAAATCACCTCCAGGAACATCTACATCTCTAAATTCTCCAGGAGCTAAAGGATTTGCCTCATCTGCAATGCGTAAACCTCTCGCTTTAAATCCTGCAGGCATATTACTCAACGTACCTGCATCAATTAACTGCCGTAAATTAGCTGTAGCAGTGCGAGATAAGTTCCCAAGTAAGTGAATTAAGCCAAAACCATAAAAACCTAGTCCTGGAGTGAATTTATATTGCACAAAATGCGGAATTTTATCTTTTTTAGGGTCATCTGGGGCAAAATTACGCCTAATTGCCAAAACCTCATTCGTATCTAAACAAACTGTTACGATATAAGGGAGTTTTATACCTGTTTCTTCACCTTTTGCATCAATATCTGGATAATCATCGAGATCCAAAAAACAATGGCACTCATATAATGTAAACTGTTCATCAGTACCCGACGGTGATCTGCCTTCAATATCATCATAAGCATCGGTAATTGAATCACTACCTCCACCATAACTATCAGTTGTACCGCCTTTACCTTCCATATCAAGGTAAACACCCGATACTTGTGCCTTGCGTAACTCATTTTTAGACATTTTTATCACATGAGTAACACGTTCAGCCGTTTTTAAATCTGTAGCAACATAAGGTACAAGCACATCTTCCGCAGGAATAAACTTACTTACTGGTCTATCTAACGATTGATCACGATATATTTTCTTAAATGCACTCCCTGCCAAACCAAGATAATACAACATCTGGTCAAACTCAGGTTCATACTCTTCCATCTCATACATTATTTGATAATTCATATAATCTTGCACACGTTGAGCCTGTTGTTCTGCATCAGGGGTAGGTGTACCAACAATATTTGCTCGCACTGGTCCTGAACTTGGCAACATCTCTTTATATGCCTGAGATTGAAACTGCGTAACAGCCTCATTTAATAAAGGGTGAATAACTCCAGTAGCACCATCAAAAGGTTCTGTTCTAGATTCATACCGCATACCTAGTAAATCTAAACCCTTTACATAAGTATCTTCCCAATCATCACGACTAGTACGGTCTTCTTCAACAGAATCTATTACATAACTAGCTACACCTGTCAATGTAGCATCTGAAACCATCGGGGCTAAATTATCATAAAAGTTTTCTGGCTCACCACCAAACGTAACTTCTTCCTCACCAAAACTTACTTCCGCACCTTCATCATTTTCAACAACCTCAACATTTAAAAAATCATCTTCCTGTTGAGCAAGATCCTCTTCTTCTATACTTAAAAAATCATTCGGGGCTTGTACTAAAGCTCTATCAATATTACTTGGTCGTGGGGGTTGTGCCATTAATAATATTTCCTTATTCTAGGAGCAGTATCTTCTTCCTCATAATCTTCAGGATGTTGAATAAAACCGCCCTCTCTAAATCTGCGTAACGCTTGCGTAACCGTATCAACATAATCATCATGCTCTCCTGCAGGAAAAGCAGCACACTCTTCAACAACTTCCTCTGCCCATCGAGTATCTGGAACCCATACTAAACCACTTTCAAGTAATGGTGCAACTGAATTTACTCGAGTGAATTTATCATTTCCTCTACTCGGGCTATAATTCTGCACTGGAATACCCATAGCTCGCAACTCTTGTGTTAAGGGCATACCCGAAGCTTTTGCCTCTATCAATACACATTCAGGATCCCAATACTTATATTCTTCCAACGCTCGCCTACGCAAATCAGGAAAATCCCATCGTCCACGCTGTGCATCTACAAGAACAATGTTTGGTGGTCCTCCCTCCGTAGGGTAAAATACACCCCATGTAGTTATCGCACTATAATCAGCAGTAGTCTGTTTACTATACGCTGTATCATAACTCTGCATTACATATTCCAAAGGCGGTAACTCTTTACGCTCCCAACGCTGCCACCAATCACGTTTTAATATAGCAGACTGTTCACTCGTCGGGTTTTGCTGCCACTGGGCTTCCCACTTACCCACAGACAAACTGCCCTTAACCGAAAGTAAATCTTCCTTTTTCCAATACTCACTCCATAACGGCTCATTTGTATCTGGCATCAAAGCAGGGAACTCTACAACTTCCCACTTATCAGCTAAAACATCTCGCCCCTGCTGCTTTAACAACTTACCTGTTAA